AGGACGAGGGCTAGCCCCAGACGATCTTGTCGGCGGCGGCCACGGCCAGCGCCGCCAGCCCGAGGGCGAGGGCGCTGAGCTGGGTGAGCCAGTGCTTGGAGCGGCAGCGGGGCGGGTGGCGTGGGTCCAGGGGCATGGCGGGCCTCCCTTGGTGCAGCTGGCCTGACGTGAAAGAGAATGCTCTCTCTCGCGGCATGCGTCGAGTGAAGGTCCCGTTACCGGTGGCGCGGGTCGGGCAGCGTCCCGACCGCGGCGGCCTGCGCCTCCGTCAGCGCCGACAGCGTGTAGACCTGTTCGGTCACGTCCGAGCGGGAGTGGCGGAGCACCCGGCTGACCGCCAGCACGCTCCCCGGGTTGGCCTCAAGCATCAGGGTCGCGCTCGTGTGCCGCAAGGCATGCAGGCTCTCGTCGATCCCTGCGGCGTGCAGCACCACCGACCCGACCCGGGAGACCCACTGCGCGCTCACATGCGCACCCGGGTCACGCAGGCTGGCCACCAGCGGCCCCACGCCGCCGCGGCCGTCGCCCAGCTCCGCCGCGAGCAGGCGCCGGATGGGCGGCGCCAGCGGCACCGCGCCCGCCCGGCCGCCCTTGCCCTCGGGGACCAGGAGCGCCGGGGCCCGGCCCGCGAGGCGGACGTGCTCGCGGCGGGCGCGGGCGATCTCCCCGGCCCGCAGCGCCGTCCAGTAGCCGAGGTCCACGACCAGGCGGACCCGGCGGCGGCTGGCGTCGCTGACGCTCAGCACCCCGGCCTGCCGCCGCCACCACGCCTCGGAGTCCAGGCACTGAAACAGGTGGGTGAGCTGGTCCAGCGTGAGGGCCCGGGGCACGGGCTGGCCGCCGCGGGGCAGCACCACCGCCGCGAGCCGGTCGGTGCGCAGGACCTGGTCCCGGGCGTAGAACTGGTAGGCCACCTTCAGCGCCGAGGCGTAGTGGAGCTGGGTGTTGGCGGCGATCGGGTGGCGGCGCAGGAACGCCTCCAGGTCCCTGGGGCCGATGCGGTCCCACCGTCTCCGGCGGTCGTCGAGGAACCCTGCCCACGCCCACCAGACCGTGCGGTAGGCGCCAATGGTGCGGGGCCGCCGCCGGCGGCGTTCGAGGTCGCCACGCCAGCGCTCCCACGCGCCCGCGACGGTGAGCACGGCCAGGGCGTCGGGACCACCGGTGTGAGCGCTCACCCAGGCCACCGCCGCAGCAGCGGCCAGGCGGACGACGGCACGGGGCACGGGACCGGCCATGCTGCCCCCCTCGCAGCAGGCCCCCCGGCTGCGGGGGCCGGAAGCGGGTCCCCTACCCGCTCCCAGCCGGAACAAACCACCGGTACGGCGCGAGTCAGGCGGTTGCCGTAACCGGCCTGGTGCACCTTACCGGCACACGCGCGCCGAGCCGGACCCGGTGCCGCTGGCCAGCCAGGATGCCCCATGTGCCCATGGTGCGTCTTGGCTGGCCGGAGGAAGCACCCGCCGCTACGAGCTGAAATCGCCTGTGGTCCTCGGCCGAGAAGCCCGGCGGACGCAGGTCCGCCAGCTCGTAGGCAAGGAACGGGTCAAGACTGAGGAGCTGGACCAGGCGGTCGACCAGTTCGCGGTCCACGCGGACCCCGCTGCCCGCGATGAGTCGGCGGACTCCGGTCGCATCGAAGTATCTTCCCGACTCGGGCAACTCACCGATCCGGTACGCCAGCTTGCTCTGGCTCCAGCCGCGCTTGCGGCGTTCGGCGTCGACCATCTCCCCGAACTCTCGTGCACCCACCAGGGCCTCCTTCTGCTGCGGCGAGGTGGACCGGCGGCCGGGACAGGGTCGCTCCCCGGCATACCCGTAAGCCTAGAGGCATAGGCGCCTGTTGACAACAGCCAGGGCACGCCCGGGCTGGCCCTGGCTGTTGACAGGGTATGTTGGTCGGCATACAGTGCCCTGGCAGGGAAGCGGGGGCACCACGACACGAAGGGAGGCGGGCACCGCCGTTGCCAGGGACCGTCGGCGAGCGCATCCGTGAGCTGCGGATGGCACGCGAGTGGAGTCAGCCGGAGCTCGGCCGCCGGGCTGGCATCGGCAAGCAGGCCGTGAACGACATCGAGCGTGGCCGCGTGCGCAACCCGCAGATCCCGACGCTCCGGGGGATCGCCAAGGCGTTCGAGATCGAGCTGGCCGCCCTGCTCGGCGAGACCGAACCGGCCGCCGAGGAAGTGGCCCAGTGAGCGACATGGCAGGCGGGGCAAGGCGGGGCCGGGCAGGGCTGGGTCGGGCACGGCGTGGTCCGGCCTGGCGAGGCAGGGCCGGCCAGGCACGGCTTGGTGCGGCGTGGCGAGGTCTGGCCTGGTGCGGCGAGGCGTGGCCGGCGTGGCTTGGCCCGGCGTGGCGGAGCAGGGCAAGGCCCGGTATGGCGCGGCACGGCCGGCAAGGCTCGGCCGGGCTGGGCTCGGCTCGTCGCGGCCTGGCAAGGCCCGGCGAGGCGTGGCAGGCAAGGCAGGCAGGGCACGGCCTGGCGCGGCGAGGCCTGGCGAGGCGCAGCGCGGCGTGGCGCGGCATGGCAGGCACGGCAGGCAAGGGACTGACGACCAGCGGCACCCACCACCGACCAGAGCAGGGGTGCCGCCAGACAGACAGGAGCATCGCATGCCAGCAAAGGCCGGCACCATCCGCCTCGAGCGCATCGAGGACGCCACCATCTCGATCCCGATCGTCGGCGTCACCCCGCTCATCCCCCACAAGTGGAGCGAGAAGGCCCTCGGGATGATGCGGGAGAAGCAGTTCGGCAAGACCCTCCGCGCCAAGAAGGAGCCGAAGGACCCCAAGGAGGACGCCGAGGCCGCGACGTACTGGCTCGCCGACGGGCGGCCCGGGATGCCCGCGACCGCGTTCAAGGCCGCGATGGTCGAGGGCTGCCGGTTCTTCGAGGCGCCGTCGATGACCGAGGCCAAGCGGATGCTCTACGTCGAGGGCGAGGGCGTGGACCAGCTCGTCGCCGTCGAGGGCGAGAAGACCCTCCGGGAGGACACCCCCCGCAACGCGACCGGCGTGGCGGACCTGCGCTACAGGTACGCGTTCTGGCCGTGGTCGGCGGTCGTGGTCATCCGCTACCCGGCCAAGCGGCTGACACCAGACAGCGTGGTCGCGCTGCTGGACGCGGGCGGGCGCAGCGGCGTCGGGGACTGGCGGCCCGGGTCCCCGAAGTCGATGACCGGCGTGTTCGGGACGTTCCGGGTCCGCGACGAGGGATAGGAGGCACGGCAGGCGTGGCGCGGCTTGGCTGGGCGCGGCCTGGCGTGGCGCGGCGCGGCGAGGCAGGGCAGGCAGGGCAGGCAGGGCTCGGCCAGGCGCGGCACGGCGCGGCGGGGCGCGGCACGGGTCGGCGCGGCGAGGCAGGCGCGGCAGGGCCAGGCAGGGCAGGGCTTGGCGCGGCGAGGCATGGCAGGTGCGGCGCGGCTGGGCAAGGCGCGGCAGGGCAAGGCCCGGCAGGGCAGGGCTTGGCGTGGCGGGGCATGGCAGGCACGGTCGACAGGAGGCAGCAGATGGCAGGCAAGCTCAAGACGGTCGCGCTCATGTCGCTCGTCGAGGACTTCCACGTCTACCCGCGGCACGCGGTCTCTTCGATGCATGTCACGGACATGGTCCGCGCCCTCGAAGCCGGCCAGGACCTCCCCCCACCCGTCGTGGACGCCAAGAGCCTGCGGATCGTCGACGGGTTCCACCGGGTCCGCGCCCTCCGGCGCCACCTCGGCGACGACGCCAAGGTCCAGGTGGACGCGCGCGCCTACGAGTCCGACGCCGCGCTGTTCCTCGACGCGGCCACCCTGAACGCCGGCCACGGCCGCCGCCTCGACCGGCACGACCAGGTCCGCGTCATCTACCGCGCGCGGGAGCTCGGCGCCGACGACCACCTGATCGCGGTCGCGCTCGCCGTCCCCGACGAGCGCGTCACCAAGCTCGAGGTCCGCATTGCGACCGGCCCCGCCGGCGAGTCGGTCGCGACCAAGCTCGGCGCCACCCACCTCGGCGGCCGGACCCTCGACGACGAGCAGGTCAAGGCGCTGCGGGAGATGCGCGGCGCGCAGATCAGCCGGCCCATCCGGGAGATCACCCGCCAGCTCGAGGCGGGGATCGTGAACCTCGACGACCCCACGACCCGGGAGCAGCTCCTCCACCTGGCTGAGCTGATCCAAAGCAAGGTCGGAGCCCTCGCCACCGCCTAGCCCACCCGCCCACGATCCCGGTCCGCCAACACCAGTGGCGCCCCCAGCCCGCCAAGGAGAGGGACGCCACCGATCTAGGGGGAGTATCCCATGTCCGACTCTGCCGGTTCCACCACCGTTCCCGGCCCGGTCCCCGGGTGGGGCGCCGTCACCCTCACCCGCCGCGAGACCGACGCGCTCTGCTCGGTCCTGGCACGCGCGTCGGTCCCCGTCACCAGCGTCTACGGCCAGGCCGCGGGCGACTGGGTCTTCGGTGTCGCCGCCTACATCCGCGACCGGCAGGGCGAGCAGTACCGCCGCCACCTGGACCTGGCTGCCGCCGAGCGGGAACGCCTCGCGTCCGAGGGGGGCGAGGGACCGTGACCCGCCACGCGGGCACGCGGGCACGCTCCCCCGCCCGGCCCGGTGACAGCGGCTCCGTCGTCCACGACCACCTCGCCCGCGCCGTCGCCGGGAGGGACGCCGCGTGGATGGCCCGCGCCGCGTGCGGCGGCAGGGGCGACGACCTGTTCTTCCCCCCCGGCTACACGGCCTGCGACGCCCAGGTCGAGCTGGCCAGGATGGTGTGCCTGCGCTGCCCCGTCCTGCGCGCGTGCCGCACGTGGGCGCTCGAGGTCCCCGAGACCGAGGGGATCTGGGGCGCGACCACCCCCGCGGAGCGCCGCACCCTGCGACGCACCCACCGGAAGGAGGCGGTGCGGTGACCCCCGACACCGTGGCCTGCGACTACCCCCTCTGCGACCAGCCGGCGGCCGAGGGCAACTCGATGTGCCCGACCCACCGGGACCGGGTCCTTCGCGACCTGCTCGCGCCGCTGCTGGACGAAGGCGGTGGGTCGTGACCACCTACGCCGTCGTGGCGTTCCCACCCCCGGTGGTGGCCGGGCCGCCGTGCCCGGACTGCAGCGGCCTCGGCGTCACCGGCGGCCGCTACGAGATGCGAGAGACCAGCCCGGTGCTGCTGGTCGACGTGTTCTGCCCGACCTGCGGCGGCTGCGGCAGCGCCGAACACGACGACTGCACCGGCCCGCACGCCTTCGACGACGAGTTCGAGCCCGACATCGACGACGTGGACGAGGGCGCCTGCCCGTCGTGCCAGGGGCGGGAGTGGAACGCCGTCCAGGGCTTCCCTGGCACCGACGCTGAGCCGCTTGTGCTGCGGGTGCCGTGCGGCTGCACCACCGGCCGGGCCACGACATGGACCGAGGCGGCCCCGTGACCCCCGCCCAGCTCGAGCGCCTCAAGGCGTTCCACACCGCCCAGGGCCACCCCGGGCCGGTGAGGGCCTGCGCCGACTGTGCCGCCCAGGTCAGGCAGCAGGCCGCCGACCGCAAGGCGCTGCGTGCCGCCCGTGCGCACAACGCCGCCCGCGCCATGGACCCGAAACGGAGGATCCCATGAGCGACCTCGACACTGTCGTCCAGCAGGCCCTGGACAAGCTCGCCACTGATCCCGACCTCGACGGCTACACCCTCGGCTACCCGAACTGGGGGCTGCTTGGGGACGGTGGCGCGACGGACCGGCACATCGCCGCGACGACCTCATGCCTGAACTGCGGCCACAACGGGCGCGAGCACGCCGGGTTCGTCGCCGCCGATGGGTCGCACTCATGGCGCGGATTCGCCATTTGCCCCTCATGCGGCCACACGGAGGAGTTCTAGTGATCCCCCTGCCTGACCGGCTCCTCACCTCCACCGAGGCCGCCCGGCAGCGGGCGGTGGCTGCGGAGCTGCGCCGCCACCAGCGCGCCGTGAACGAGCGCGCGGCGGCCGTGCTGGCCCACACCGCGAGGAGAACCCCGTGAGCGCCCGCGCGCGGGAGCGGCGGCGCCTGGCCGCCGAGCTGCTCGCTGCCGGCCGTGGCTGGCTGGTTGGTGCCGTCACCTTCACCGAGTGGGCTGAGCGTTCCGACCTGCTGCTCGCCCTGTTCCGCAAGGAGGCCTGACATGGGACGAGAGGTCCGCAGGGTGCCGCCGGTCAAGCGCTGCAGCAAGTGCAATGAGGAGTTCCCGGGAACACCAGATTTCTTTCCGCGGGCCGGTGCATCCCTGCGATCGGACTGCCGTCGGTGCAACGCGGCCCGTTGTCGACGTTGGGGCGTATCCAACAAGGATCAGCGCAAGGCGTACCGCCGACGCACGAGCCGGGCCCTGCGGATGGAAGTGCTCGTTCGCTACGGCGGAGATCCGCCGTGCTGTGCATGTTGCCAGGAAAGCGAACTGGCGTTTCTCGCCCTAGATCATGAAGACGGTAGCGGTGCTGAGCATCGTCGGCTGATCGGGGCCAACTGGGCTGTCAGGCAGGGCAACGTAGGTTCAAAGGCGGTCTGGTCGGCAATCAAGCATGCGGGATTTCCGCCCGGCTATCGGGTGCTCTGCCACAACTGCAACATGGCGATTGCCCTTGTTGGCGCATGTCCGCATCAGGCTCGACGCCAAGAGGGGGTCGCGTGATGGGTAGGGAAATCCGCAAAGTCCCCGCCGACTGGGTGCACCCGACCTACACCGCCGAGACGGCCAGGGAGCTTGGCGTGCCGTCCAGCCTGGCCGGCAAGCCGGTCCCGCTCTTCGACGAGGTCTTCGCCGACGCGGCGAACGAGTGGCTGGACGCCGCCACCGCCTGGCGCGGCGGCACCCACGCCGACCTCGTCAGCGGCTCGGCCTCGCATGCGGACTACCCGTTCTACTGGCAGTGGGACGGCGGCCCGCCAGACCCCGCCTCCTACCGGCACCGCGCCTGGACCGAGGCCGAGGCGACGCACTTCCAGGTCTACGAGACCGTGAGCGAGGGGACGCCCGTCTCTCCCGTGCTGGACAGCCGCGACGCCGTCCGGGCCTGGTGCGTCAGCGCGGGCTACTCCGAGACCGCCGCAGCCCGGTTCGCCACCGAGGGCTGGGCGCCGTCGCTGGCCCTCATGGACGGGCGCGTCTACGCCGACATCGGCGTCCACGACGCCTTCGCCCGCAAGGAGACCCCATGACCGACCTCGACGCCTACCGTCCCCCCGGCACCGCCCAGGGCACCCCGGGACTCACCCGCGAGCAGGTCACCCTCCTGAAAGACACGATCTGCAAGGGCGCCACCGACGCCGAGCTCGACCTGTTCGTCACCGTCTGCAACCTCCGCGGCCTGAACCCCTTCACCGGGCAGATCCACTTCGTCAAGCGCAGCCAGTGGAACAGCGAGCTGAACGAGGGCAAGGGCGGGTACGAGAAGGTCGCCACCTTCCAGACCGGCATCGACGGGTACCGGCTGATCGCCGAGCGGACCCGCCAGTACGCCGGGCCGGTCGGCACCTGGTGGTGCGGACCGGACGGGGCGTGGCGCGACGTGTGGCTCGAGGACACCCCGCCGGCCGCCGCGAAGGTCGCCGTCCGCAAGACCGGCTACGCCGAGCCGATCGTGGCGATCGCCCGCTGGAAGGCGTATGTCCAGACCAAGCAGGGCGGCGGCCCCAACCGGATGTGGGCGCGGATGGACGCCGAACAGCTGGCAAAGTGCGCGGAGGCGCTGGCGCTGCGGAAGGGGTTCCCGCAGGAGCTGTCCGGGCTCTACACCACCGACGAGATGGCCCAGGCCGGCAGCGTGCCCAGCGCGCGCCTGCTGCGGGACGGGTCGGTGGTGGACGGCGACACGGGCGAGCTGCTGGCCGGCCCCTCTGGGCGTCAAGGCCCCCCTGGGGACGGTGGACCGAGCCGGCCGCCGTCCCCAGGGGACGTCCACCACGCGCAGCAGGAAGGCTCGGCGCAGCGGCGCCGGGCCGAGGCGTCCGGGGCGGGCGAGCGCGAGCCCGCCAGTCACGCGGAGAGCGCGGACGGGGAAGTGGCGGGCGACGCCCGCGACGACCCCGCCCCGGACAGCGTGCCCCCCCAGCCCGATGCCGACTTCCCTCGGGCTGGGGGGGCTGCCACCGCCAGGGTCCGCGACCTCGCCGACGAGCTGCACGTCCACATCGCCACGGCCCTGAAACGCCTGAGCGCCCTCCCCGGGGGGCCGGTCACGTCCGCGACGGTCCTCTCGGGCGACGCCCTGGCCCGCGCCCGCAAGGCCCTGGCCGAGGGCGGTGACGGGTCGTGACCCGCGTCGACCTGGACGCCGTGGAGGCGCGGGCGAAGGCAGCTGCCACCGAGGGCTACGGCGGCGAGTGGTGCTGGGACGGCGGCACGCTCGTCGACGAGGACCACGACGAGGCCGTCGGCATCAGCCGCGACCATGCGGCGCCTACCTCGGTTGGTGCCCATATCGCCGGGATGGACCCGCCTACCACCCTCGCCCTGGCCGCCGAGCTGCGCGCCGCCCGCGCGGCTGTCGAGGCGCTGGACGAGATCCGTCGGCTTTACCTCGCCCTCACCGCCAAGGGGCAGCACAGCTTCTACGTCACCCGGTCCTACGACGTCGCCATGCGCGGCCTTGCCGACTACCGCAAGGCGGTGGGGCCGTGACCGGCGCCGCCGAGCGCCTCGCCCAGATCCGGGCGCGCTTCGAACTCGGCAGCAACGCCCCCGACAACGCCGACGGCGACGACGCGGTCACCGAGGCCGAGGCCCAGCTCGCCTGGTACGACGTCCCCTGGCTGCTGGACCAGCTCGACCGGTCCGTCAGCCGGGAGGCCGCCGCCCTGGCCACCCCACCCGGGCGGGCCGCCGAGCTCGTAGCGGCAGCCCAGCGGGCCAGCGACCGGCTGCGCTGGCTGCCCTGGACCGTCGTTGGCTCGATCGACCGGGACCGTGCCGCCGCCGAGGTCTCGACCGACGCCTGGTGCAACATCGTCGAGGCCGTCGCAGGGTTCCTCGACGAGGCGCTGGACGACGCCGCCCAGGAGGCGCCTCATGGCTGAGCTGCCCCCTGAGCCGTTCGTCCTCTACCCGACCGGGACGTGCGACGCCTGCGCCCGCCGGAAGGCCCTGCGCGGCGACGGGGCCATCCCCACCCACTCCCTCGCGATCGACGTGTCCCGCCGCGCCACCACCACGGTCGGGGCCGCCCGCGTCAGGCGGCGCTGCCCGGGAAGCGGGAAGGCGCCACGGAGGGAGCACCGGTGACCCGGCCCGGCCTGCCCGGCGGCGGGCGGCTGCTCACCACCGCCGAGGTCGCCGCCTGGTGGCGCGTCAGCCAGCGCACCGTCTCCGGCTACGCCAGGGCCGGGAAGCTCACCGCCGTCCGCACCCCGGGCGGGCAGTGGCGCATCCCGGAGCGGGACGCGCTGGCCATCTTCGCCCCGTTCGACAAGGAGACCACCCAGTGACCGACACCACCACAGGGACCGCGCTGGCCGTGCGCCGCCCAGCTGGCGCGTTGCGAAACACACAGCTCGACCAGCTCTCGCCCGACGCGCGCACGTTCGTCGAGATCCTCGGGCGTCTCGCCGACCAGCGCGTCACCGGCGCCAGGACCTACACGGCGATGCTGCACGGCGCCATGCTCGGCGGCCCCGACGCCGTGGAACGGGTCATCCGCCGCGTCGCCACCGAGATCGTCACCCTCGCCCACACCCTCCGGGACCTCCAGGCCATCGCGGGGCACCGCCAGCTCGCCGGGAGCCTCACGCTGCCCGATGACGCCGACGCCGAGCGGTTCCTCGCCGAGCTGCTCGCCGAGCCAGCCAGGCAGGACGCCGAGCCCTCGGCCGAGCCGCCCCCCCCCGCCGAGGCGCCCACCGTGCCGCTGCCGCCGGCGCGGCGCGGGGGTGTCGACCCGGCCGAGGTCGAGGCCGCCGCCGCCCGCGCCGCCGCCACGGTCAGGGTCGGGCGCCTGGACGAGGGGGGCGGCGAGGCCGTCGCCCGGTCCCTGGTCACGGCCCAGCGCATGGCCGACCAGACCGTCACCCAGGCCAGGGCCACCGCCCGGGCGGTGGTGCGCGAGGCCGAGGCCCGCGCGGCCGAGATCACCCAGACCGCCACCGACCGCGCCCGTGAGCTGACCGAAGGGGCCGGGCGGTGAGCCGCTGGCGGCGGCGGGCGCCGGCCCCGCCCCGCAACGTCCGCGTCCTGTACCCCGGCGGCCGCGAAGTCCCCGTCGAGTGCGTCTACGCCGGCCGGGAGCGCGGCCAGCACGTCTGGACCGCCGCCGCGCCCGCCTGCGTCCGGTTCGAGGCGGGCATGGCGGTGCTCATGGACCCGCTGCCGCGCAGGACCACGGTCTCCATCGGCGTGGCCGCCACCGTGGAGGAGACGGGCTGGGTGGAGGAGGTGGACTGGTGACCCGCTACCGCGGCCGCCACCTGGCCGCGCCCACACCGCGCACGCCGCTGCCGCCGAAGCTGGCCCGGCGCCTGCGGCTGCCGCCCCGCTGCTGCCGCTGGGAACGCGGCGACAGTGCCCGCTGGGCCGCCGTCCCCCTGGCCGTCCTGCTCGCCCTCGCCGGGGCACTCACCGGCCGGCCCGCACCCGCCCCGACTGCGGAGGCACACCCATGGACCACCTCCCCACCGCCATACCGTCACGCGCCAGTCGCCGCGCCCAGCGCGCCCACGGCCGCTGGGCCGCGCTCGGCGACTGGCTCGCCGGGGCGCCCCTGCTCCCGGGAGGCTGGCTCTACTGGCCCGTTGGCCCCCTGGCCGCCTGGCGCGTCCGGCGCCTGGGTGCCCGCTGCGCCCGGCTCGAAGCCGCCGAGCGTCTCGCCGGCCTCGCCGCCGCCCACGCCCCCGAACCCCTCACCCTGGACATCACCTACGACACCAGCGGCCTCGAGCGCGTCCTCGCCCGCGGCCGGCTCGCCGCCCACAACCCTGGCCACGACCCCACCCACACCCACGCTCCCGACCCCTCTGACCCCACCTGCTACCAGTTCGCCCCCGACGCCCACAACCGGGTCACCCACTACCACGGGCACCCCGCCGACCACCACGACCCCCCAGCGGCCCTGTGAGCGCACCAGCCGGCCGCGCCGGTGCGCCACGACCACGACGGGAGGCGGCCAGTGATCCGGCGCATGTACCGCTACGTCGTCCCGGTTGACGGCCAGCCACACGAGTTCGACCTGGGCGGGAACCCACGGCAGGTCGCCGCGGACCGCTACCCCACCGCACCCGGCAAACCACCCACCCACGTCGTGGAGTTCTGGGCCGAGCACAACGACCGTGACCCGGGGTCCCGCCGCACGTTCCAGGTCCTCGCCACCGGCCACCCGCTGCCCGCCGGCGCCACGTGGCGGGGCACCTGCGCCCGCACCCCCGAGGGGCTCGTTTGGCACCTGTACGAAACCCCAGGTGATGGCCAGTGAGCGTTCTCATTGACCTGACCGGGCAGACCTTCGGTCAGCTGACCGTGCTGGAACGAACCCTGAGCAACTCGCGGGGCGAAGCGCGCTGGCTCTGCATTTGCCAGTGTGGGGAGACAACAACAGTGGTCAGCTCAAGCCTCCGGCGCGGCATAACCCGCTCCTGCGGCTGCGTCGTGAGCCGACGCGTCGTTGACCTGGCCGGACAGACCTTCGGTCAGCTGACCGTGCTGAGAAGAGCTCCAAGCGTGTCCTTGGGGACACGCCAAGCCTGCTGGCTCTGCTGTTGTGAGTGCGGTCAAGAGACCACCGTCAACGGGTCAAGCCTCCGGCGCGGCATGACCCGCTCCTGCGGCTGCGGCCGGAGCAAGCACGGCCTCGCCGGCAAGGTCCCGGAGTACCACGTCTGGGAGGGCATCAAGCAGCGCTGCCTGAACCCCGAGTGTGCTGGCTACAAGTACTGGGGCGGCCGTGGGATCAGGGTCTGCCAACGCTGGGCCGACAGCTTCGAAGCCTTCTACACCGACATGGGGCCACGTCCCAGCGACGAGTACTCCATCGACCGTGTCGACAACGACGGGGACTACGAGCCTGGGAACTGCCGCTGGGCCACGCGCAGCGAGCAGCAGCGCAACCGCCGTGACCGTCAGCACCTTTTCGAAATCCCGGGCGGTGCGGCATGAGCGAGCTGGTGTGGCGCAAAAGCACCTACAGCCACACGAACGGGTGTGTCGAGGTCGCCTTCACCGACGACGGCGAGCACGTCTGCGTGCGCAACTCCCGGCTGCGTGAGCACCTGCGCCTCACGTTCACGAGAGCTGAGTTTCTCGCCTTCACCAGGGGCGTCCTGGACGGAGAATTCGAGATGGAAAGGGACGGTGAACTGTGACCCCCCGGGAGCGGTACCTGACCGCTGGTGATGTCGCCAGAATGCTGCACGTCAGCGTCTCCACGGTCGGCCGCTGGTCCAAGGAGGGCCGGCTCCCGTTCCTGCGGACCCTCGGGGGCCACCGCCGCTACCCCGAGACGCTGGTCGCCGAGCTCGCCCGGGCCTCCCACCACCCGGGGACCCGGGCGTGAGGCCCTCGACCTGGAACGCGACCGGGCGCGTCACCGACGCCGCCGTCCGGGTGGTCAACAACGTCTGGTGGGACACCCCCGCGCACGCCCGCAGACGCGACGGCACCTGCCAGGACCGCTGCGTCCCCTGCGCCGCCGACGCGCTGCGCCAGGCCCTCACCGACGCGCGCACACCCGGGGTCCTCGGCACCCCACAGACGCCTCCACCCGAGCGCTTGGCCCCCCCGGCGCCGGGTGGAGGCCCCACGTCCGCGCCGAAGACCCTGCCCGGCACCGTCCGGGCGGCGCAGCGGCAGGCGAACCGGCGGGCGGGGGGCCCCTGATGCGCGCCCCGGCCCTGCTGGGGCTGACCGCCGCCGCCTGCGGCCTCGGCTGGCTGGCCGGGACCCGCCGGCGCGCGCTTCCCGTGGGGGGGCCGCTGCTGGCAGCCCACCAGCACGCCGGCGACCTCGCCCGGCGGCTGGCCGCCGCCGAGCGGGCGAACGAGCAGGCGTTCCGGCACGGCTGGGCCGCCGGGGTGGCCCACCGGCGCGCCGACGGGGTCCGGCAGTGGCGCAGCAGCGCGGGCGGCGGGCCGTGAGCGGCCGCACCCAGACCTGGCACGGCGCCTACGCCGTCTACGTCTTCAGCGCGGCCAGTGCGGCGGCGCCGGTCATGCACCTCGGCGCACGCCAGTCCCGCCCGCCCGTGCTGGCCGGCGGCCCGGTGACCCACCACACCCTGTGCGGCCGGGTCACCAGCGAGTACCACGAGGGCAGCAGCACGGCCGGCCTGGCCACGGTGCTGCAGTACCGCCACGCCCGCCTGTTCTGCCGCCCCTGCGCCACGTGCGAGGCCGCCGGCCAGCGGCGGGCGGAGCAGGGCGGTGACCCGTGACCCGCCGACGCCGCTACCTGGCGCTGGCGGGCGGCTGCCTCGTGGTGTTCCTCACCCTGGACGCCGGCCCCCCCGCCCTCCTGGCCGCGGTCCTGGGGGTCCTCGGCCTGCTCGCCTGGACCGTGCCGTGAGCGTGGCCGGCTGGGCCGCCGTCGTGGCCCTGGCCGCGTTCCTCGGCCTCGGCCTGGTCGTGGTCGCCGTCGTCCTGGGCAGCGGCAGCCACGACGACGACGACCCGCCGGCAGAGGAGGACCCGTGACCACGACCGACCCGGCGCGGACCTGCCAGGCGCCCGGGTGCGGGAAGGCGCTGGAGCGCAGGCGCTACCCCGGCGGCACGCTCGAGCCCCCGGGCACCTACGCCAGACGCCGGTACTGCGGCCACCGCTGCTCGGCGCTGGCCCAGCAGGCCGCCAGGCGGGCCGCGCACCCGCAGCTGCGCCCCGCCGGCACCCTCGCCCCCCGGGATCCGGCCACGCCCAGCGGCGAGCGCGACGGGAGTGACCCCGACGAGTTCAGGAAGGCGCTCGAGAAGGCGACCACCGCGAGCCTCCGCGACGACCCGGCCAGGTGGCGCTGGGCCACGTCCAGGGAGCGGCGCAACAGGCAGGCGGCCGGGTGAGCCGCGCCCGGCCCGTGCCGCCGCGCTGGCGGGAGACCGTCTGCCTGCGCGGCCGGCGGACCCTCACCCCCACCCAGCGGCGGCGGGTGCGCCACAAGGCCAGCCGGGCGGCCAGGCGAGCCAGGAGGCGGGCGCGGTGACCCCCGGCGAGGTGCGCGACACCCTCACCCGCTCACTCCGCGCCGTCGCCGAGGTCCTGGGCGACCTCCGCGGCCTCGAGCAGGCCCTCGCCACCGGCCGGACGCTGGTGGCGACCCGCGTCGCCACGGCCATGCCCCAGGCCGTCGACGGGCTCGACGACGCGGCCACCGCGCTGGCGTGGGCGCTGGACCTGGCCGGCGGCGACGGCCCAGCCACCGGGACCGCGCCGGTCCGGGGGGAGCTGCGGTGACCCCCTCCCGCCGCGAGGCGGTCCTCCGGGTCCTGGCGGCCGCGCCCGCCCGCCGGTTCCACGCCGTCGAGCTGCTCGCCCTCACCCACCTCGCGTGGGGTGACCTCAAGCCCGAGCTGGACGCGCTCGTCCGGGACGGGTGGGCCGCCAGCGGCCACGCAGCGGTCCCGGGCGCGTCCGGCCGCCACCCGAGGGTGTGGTGGCTCGCGCCCCTGCCGGGCCAGGAGCAGGCGCGGTGAGCCGCGCCGCCCTGACCCCCGACGACCGGGCCGTCTACGCCGAGGTCGGCGCCCGCCTGCGCGCCGCCCGCCGGCGCACGGTCCTCACCCAGGACGCCCTCGCCCGCCTGGCCGGCATCTCCCGCCCGTCGGTGTCCAACATCGAGGCCGGCCGCCAGAGCGTCACCCTGGCGCTGTTCCTGTCCCTGGCCGACGCGCTGGGCGCCGACCCGGCCGAGCTCCTCGGCCCCGACCCGGGAGGCGGCCGGTGACCCAGCGGTGGCGGGAGACGGTCAGGCACGGCACGTACTACGGCTACGCGCGGCAGGGGTGCCACTGCGCAGACTGCCGGGCCGCCAGCGTCCGCTACAAGGCCCGGCGGCGGCAGCAGCGGCGCCAGCTCCTCGCCGAGGGGCTCGACGACCTCGCCCACGGCCGGGCCACGACCTACAAGAACTGGGGCTGCCGCTGCGGGCCGTGCACGCAGGCCAACACCGTCTACAACGCGCCCTACAAGGCCGCCTACACCGCCAGGCAGCGCGCCGCGCGGGAGCTCGTCGCCGCGCTGGATGAGGAGTGGCTCAAGTGACCACCCCGCCGCGGTGCCCCGCCCACCCCGGGCCGTGGCCCACACCTACGAGAGAGGTGGAGGCATGACGACGCTACCTGCATGTGGCCACCTCCTCACCCGGTCCAACGAGGAGGACTGATGCCCTGGGTCCGCATCGACGAGCAGTTCGCCCAGCACCCCAAGGTCCGCGCCGTCGGCCCCCTCGGGATGGCGATGCATGTCGCGGCGCTGTGCTACGCAAACCAGTACCTGACCGACGGGTTCATTCACGACTCCGTGGTCCCGGGGCTGGTCAACCTCGACGACCTCGGCGGCTGGGGCACGGTCGTTGACGACCTCGTGAGGGCTGGCCTGTGGACCGAGAAGGGCGACGGCTGGCAGATCCACGACTTCCTGGACTACCAGCCGTCCCGCACCAAGGTGCTGGAGGAGCGGGACCGCAACCGGGTCGCCGGCAGCAAGGGCGGGAAAGCGCGCGCCAAGCGAACCGCCAAGCGTTCCGCTAGCGGACCGCTAAGCGACCGCTTGGCCGATTCGCCAGCACTCGGCCAGCACCCCGCTGCTGCGGCGCCGTCTGACGGTCCGGTCTCTGCCACGACCGCACCCACCCCCCTGACTGCGCCCGGTGAGCAACCGCAGGTCAGGGCCTCGCCCAAGCGAACCGCTAAGCACATTGCAAGCGAACCGCTAAGCGAAGTGCTAACGGACCGCCAAGCGGAGGCTCAAGCGAAATCCAAGCCCGTACCCGGTCCCGTACCCCAAGGTGATCCCAGGGTTACCGGGGTACCTCCAGCGCAAGGTGAGGTGGTGGTTACTGTCGCCGGTTCCAAAAACCAGAACCGGCCAGTCGGCATCCACCCCGCCATGCGGCGGCAGGTCTTCGACGCCTGGCTTGTAAGCCTGCCCCCAGGGACCAGCCGCAGGCTGACCCCCGCACGCGACAAGGCCATCCAGGCGCGGCTGCGGGAGTTCCCCCTCGCCGACTGCCTCGACGCCGCCCGCGGCTGGACGTGCGACCCCTGGCCCGACCGCGGCCAGCACAACGACATCGCCACCCTGTTCCGCCCGGGGAACTTCGAGCGGATGCGCGACTTCGCCCGCGACGGCCCCCCACGCGTGCTGAGCAAGGAACAGCGCCAGATGTACCAGAACGACGCCGAGATGGCCGAGTGGTCGGCCGCGATGAAGGAGGCAGGCCGTGACAACGGACGAGTGGCGAGCCCTGGCCGCACGTATCAGCGCGAGCTACCCCCACCAGCAGCTCAAACCTGAGACCGCCGCCCTCTGGTACGAGGAGCTGCAGCGCTTCGACGCCCACCTGCTCACCGCGGTGCTGCGCGACCACCTCAAGTACTCCTCGTTCGCGCCCTCCTGCGCCGAGCTGTACCAGGGCGCCCTGGCGCTGGTGGGCGACACCCCCAGCCAGGCCGCGGTCGAGGCACGCGGCCCCGGGAAGGGCGTCCCCATGCCCGCCCACGTCAGGCGGCGCCTCGAGGAGCTCGGCCTGCGCAGGGTTGGCAGGCAGATCCCCGGCGACGACCGCGCGGGGCCGGCGTTCGAGGAGAACCGGATGTGGCAGATGGCCGCGCTCGCCGAGATGGACCCCAAGGGCAAGGTTCCCGTCCGGTGACCCAGCCCGCCCCCGCCGCAGAGGAGCGGAACCGTGCCTGACGACCCGCACGTCTGCTTCGGCTGCTCGCGGCAGATCGGCAGCGGCCAGCCCCACATCCACGTCCCCCTCGACGAGTGGGCCGCCACCCAGGGCCTGCCCTCCCTCGGCCTCGGGGGCGGCGGCCTGGTGCTCCCGTTCTGCGGTCCATGCACCGAGCAGGCCGGCCGCGGCTGGCGGCTCGAGGCGCACGAGACCCCAGGAGCGTGACCATGGCCGAACCGAGTGCTGCGCAGGTTGTCCGGGCCCTGGCCGGCTGGACCGCACCGATCGACAACCGCTGGAAGTGCTGCGCCCTCTGTCTGCGCAGCACCAACGGCATGGTCACCGACGCGATGAACACCCCAGGCCGGCACCGGGAAGACTGCCCGTGGCGCCAAGCCCGCGAATGGGCTACCCGGAACCCCAGCTCGCCCGAGGAGGCCTCATGACCGACCCCCTCGACCAGCCCGACGATCTCGCTGCCAGCTCGCTGCTGTCGTGCGAGCTGGACACCTGCACCTGCGGGCGGCGCAACTTCGAGCACGCCTGCCGGGAGCTGCTGGACTGCCTCGCCCGGGACCTGGTCCGCGCCGCCCTGGACCAGTGGCGGAACTGACCCCCCCCCGCCCCCGTCCCGGTAGGATCGCCCCGCAGTCTCCCGCCCGGCCCGCACCAGGAGGCGACCCCGTGGACACCCAAGGCCGACACCCCGCCACCCAGCAGCTCTGCCGCTGGTTCGCCTACGACCACCTGCCCGAGCCGCTGCAGACCGTCAGCGTCTACAGCCACCACCTGGCCGAGGCGATGGTCCGCGAGCTGCCCGACGGCCCCGAGCTCGAGTTCGGGCTCCGGCAGCTCCTGCTCGCCAAGGACGCCTTTGTGAGAGCAGCGCTGGACAGGTAGGCCCGTTGCCCACCCGCCGCCGCACCCGTGCCGTCCGCAGCCGCGCCCGCGACGCCGCCGAGCGGGCCATGCTCGACGAGTGGCAGCGCACCCACCCCGCCGGCGGCCCCGAGGTGCACGTGCGCCGCCTCCTTGACGCCGTCGAGGCCGCCGGCGTCCGGCTCGTCGCCGCCAGGCCCGACTGGCCCTCCCAGCCGGAGCTCGACCTCGCGGCCAGCGGCTCGCTTGAACGGCTCGCCCAGGCGCTGGCCTGCCTGCACGCCGAGCTGAGCATCCAGGAGCAGGCCGCCGCCGCCGGGCCCGGCACCCTGCTGTCAGACGTCCGTGCCCGGCTGTCGGACCCGACACCGGGCCGTGTCACCTTCGGCACCCCGTTCGCCGGTGCCGAAGGGCAGGTGGTGGTCCCCGGCGAGCTGCGCGACCCCCGCGGCACTGTCGGCGCCCGCCTCGGCGACCCCGGCGAGGTCCGCCGGCTCACCGGCCTGCACCGCGACAGCCTGCACCGCATCGACACCGAGGCAGCGCTGCTCATGGGCGAGATCTGGCTGGAGGAGCGTCCCGAGTGGGCGGCCACGCCGCGGTGCGTTCCGCGAGGGGGTCGCGAACCGGACACGCCCAGGTCAGTGCGGTGATTGCCGCTTGTGCACTCGACGTGGTTCACTACCGGTCAGCACTGCGCCCCGAGCCCACCCGGCCGGGGCGTTCCCACACCCCCCGAAAGGACCGTCCGTGCGCAAGCGCGCCCTTCTCGTCCTCGTCCTGGCCCTGGGCCTGGTCCTCGCCACGGCGGTGTCCGCGCTGGCCGGGAGCCCCCACTTCGTCGACGACCAGACCACCCTCACCCAGGACGGGAACACCCTCACCGTGGACGGGAAGCTCGCCGGCCTCGGCGACGAGGACCAGGTCCACGTGGTCCTCTCGGCCACGGCCGCGTGCGTCAACCACGGCGACAACAAGCCGCAGGCCGACAACAAGCAGAGCCTCAACGCGGCCGGCGACTTCCCCGTCCAGGGAGGCAAGGCCGACTTCCTGCTGTCGCTGACCGCCGTGTTCCAGCCGTCCTGTTCGCCGCCGATGACGGTGGAGTACAGCAACGTGGTCGTGACCGACACCACCAACGGGATCTCGCTGGCGCTGTAGCCCTGGCATGGACCCCGCCCCCGTCGCCCACGTCCACGGCGGGCTGCCCCACGCCCACACCGTGACCGACACCACCCGCCTGTGGACCGCGGCCCTGCGCGACCGGGTGGGGAGCCTCGAACGGTGGCGCGCCCACGGCCTGGACCACGCCCACTACTGGCCGGCCTGCACCCTGCACCCCGGCCCGGAGGAGGCGTGACCGTGCCGGCCCGGCCCTGCCTGGACTGCGGCACCCCCTGCCGCGGCAGCCGCTGCCCCACCCACCAGCGCGTCCAGCAGCTGGCCAAGGACGCCAGGCGACCCACCAGACGCAGCCACCACGAGACCCAGCGCAGGCGCCAGCAGGTCCGAGACCAGCCCTGGTGCGCAGCCTGTGGCACCACCACCGACCTGACCGCCGAGCACGTGGTGCCCGTGGCCGAGGCCGTGGCCCGAGGTGTCCCCGTCGAGGAGGCTGAGGCTGGCCCGCTCACCACGCTGTGCCTGCCGTGCAACTCCCGCCTCGGTGCGACCGTGAGGAGATGCTGACGCTCACGTTCATCCTCCTGCTCGCCGCCTTCGTGCTGTTCGCCCTCGCCGCGTTCGGCGTCGGCCACCCAAGGGTCAACTTCGTCGCCCTCGGCCTGGCGTGCTGGGTGCTCGACGTGGCCCGGCTGACACGACAAGAGTGACCGTTTTTTCTTGTACGTCCGACCGCCCCGCCCCCGCGCAAGGTTTCTCGCGGTGCCGACCCATCGCGCCTTCCGGACGTTTGAGGTGAACGGTCATGCCGCAGGTCCCGAGTTTCCAGCCGCATGGCCACAAGCCGCGCGTCGGCCCGGTCGAGCTGCCCGCGAAGGGGTATAACGGGGAGATCCCCAGTTGGCCGCTGCCTGGGCGGACTTCGCAGGCGGAACGGGACGCTTGGGCGCAGTTGTGGCGGACTCCGCAGGCGTTCGCGTGGGTTCGGCTTGGTTGGACGAGGACGGTGGCGCGGTACTGCCGAGTCATGGTCCGGGCTGAGAAGCCCGGGGCGACGGCGGCGATCCAGGGCGCGGCGAGCAGGCTTGAGACCGAGCTCGGGCTGACGCCCAAGGCGATGCGGCTGCTCTTGTGGACGGTCGCGCCTGACGAGCTGGCGGAGAAGCGGGAGGACCGGCCGGCGGGTGAGGATGGCCGGCGGGTGCGGCTGGCTGTCGCCGGCGAGTAGCCGTGCGTGACGTCGACCCCGACGGCCGCCCGACGCTCGGCTGGCAGGTCGTCGACTGGATCGAGCACTACCTGGTCCACGGCCCAGGTGACGTGCAGGGCGAGCCGATCCAGCTGGACGACGAGCTGGCCGCGTTCCTGTTGCGCTGCTACGCCCTGGACCCTGCGACGGGCCGGCGCCTGTACGACGAGGCGCTCCTCTCCCGGCCGAAGGGGCGGGCGAAAAGCGAGCTTGCGGGGATGCTGGTGTGCGCCGAGGCGCTTGGGCCGGTGCGGTTTGCGGAATGGCGCAACGGTGAGCCGGTCGGCCGCCCGCTGAAATACCCGTTCATCCGCGCGCTGGCGACCGAGGAAGGCCAAAGCTCCCACACCTACCTCAACGTGGCCTACATGCTGAGCGAGGCGCGCGACCGCTACCCGGAGTTCGCCGGGGTGGACATCGGCCGGGACTGGCAGTCCTCGACCAGGACGTTCCTGCCCGGCGGCGGCGAGATCCGCCCGAGTACGGCCAGCTCGGCGGCCAAGGACGGCGGGAAGGAAAGCTTCTCGGTCGCCGACGAGACCCACCTGTACACGCTGCCGGAGACCCGGGCGATGTACCGGACGGTGAAACGCAACACCGCCAAGCGCAAGGCCGCGCAGGGGTGGATGCTGCAGACCTCCACGATGTACGCGCCCGGCGAGGCCAGCGTCGCCGAGGCCACGCATGAGGCGGTCGCCAAGGGGCAGGCGCCACGCCTGCTGTTTGACCACAAGGGCACCACAACTGAGGTCGACCTGGCCGACGACGTGGCGCTCGAGCGGGCCCTTCGGCATGTCTATGGGCCGTTCGTCGAGGCGATGGACCTGGACCGGCTAAAGGCCGAGCTGCGCGACCCGGCCGCGGATGAGAACGAGCAGCGCCGCTACTTCCTGAACGAGCGCCGCGCCGGCTCCGCCCGCTGGGTCGACCCGCAGGTGTGGGCCGGCCGCGCCGACCCCACCGTGGTGGTCGCCGACGGGCAGGCGGTCACGCTTGGGTTCGACGGCTCGATCAGCCGCGACAGCTCCGCGCTGGTGGGGTGCACGCGGGAGCGGCACTGGTTCGTGGTCGACATGTGGGAGCGGCCCACGGGCGCGCGCGGCGAGGGGTGGGTGGTGCCCCAGCTTGAGGTCGACCAGGCCGTGCGCACCGCCTTCGGCCGCTGGAACGTGCTGCGGCTGTACGGTGACCCCAGGGAGTACAAGGCGTGGCTGGCCGCGTGGGCGGAGGAGTACGGCCCCAAGCGGGTCCTTGAGGTCCCGACCAACTCCGCGGGCCGGTTCGCGCCGATGGTGCTGACCGCCGACGCGGGGGTCCGCCAGGGGGAGCTGAGCCACGACGGGGACGCGCGCCTGGCCCGCCACGTCGCCAACGCCCACAAGCTGTCTGTGCGGCTGCGGGTGGACGACGGGGAGCGCCGGCCGTTCGTGCTGCAGAAGGACCGCCCGAACTCGCCCCGGAAGATCGACGGCGCGGTCGCCGGGGTGCTCGCCGACGCGGCCCGCAACGACGTCATCGCCGCAGGTGAGTGGGTCGACAGCTACGACCTGCTGCGCTCGATCTACTAGGCAGGAGCCCGTTCTCGTGATCCTGCACCTGGCCCGCGCCGAGCGTGACCGCCGCCAGCCCGTCCCCGCCGCGCAGCGGTCGGTCACGTCGCTGCCGTGGAGCCACGGCGACCCCGTCACCCACCAGCCGGTGACGTTTGACCGCGCCGCCAGCTTCGGTGCGGTGTTTGGCGCGTGGCGCTACCTCGCCGACCAGATCGCCACGCTGCCCTTGCACGCCTACCGGGACCTCGGCGGCCGCCGCCAGCGCATGGCGAGCCTGCCGCAGCTGTTCCAGCAGCCCGCGGTGCAGGGCACCATGGTGGAGTGGCTGTACCGGCTGGTGGTCTCGATGGCCAGCCGCGGCAACGGCGTCGGGCTGATCATGGCCCGCGACGGGTTCGGGTACCCGACCGGGGTGGAGTGGACCGACCCCGACCAGTGGGTGGTGCTCGACCAGCCCCCGCAGGCGTCGCTTGCGCAGCCGCAGTGGTACTGGCTCGGCCGCCGCATCCCCACTGAGGACGTCGTCCACATTCCTTGGTTCCCTGTGCCCGGGCGGGTCTGGGGGCTGTCGCCGATGGGCGCCTACGCCGCGACGGTGCAGGCGGCGCTGGGCGCGCAGCAGTTCTCGGCGGACTGGTTCGCGGGCGGCGGGGTGCCGCCCGGGACGTTCAAGAACGAGGACCAGGCGGTCGTGGACGCCGACGACGCGGCCGAGATCAAGGCGCGGCTGGTCGCGGCGATCCGCACCCACCAGCCCATCGTGTACGGCAAGGGCTGGACCTACAACCCGATCCAGGTCGCGCCCAACGAAGCCCAGTTCATCGAGAGCCAGCGCCTGGGCGCCACGCAGATCGCCGCCATCTACGGCGTCCCCCCGGAGAAGGTCGGCGGGGAGGCCGGCGGCGCGCTGACCTACAACACGGTCGAGCTGAACCAGATCTCGGCGCAGACCGACGCGGTGCGGCCGTGGGTGACCAAGCTGGAGGCGACGTTCTTCACGATGCTGCCCGAGCGCCAGTACATCCGGTTCGGCATGGACGCGGTGCTGCGGACCGACGTGCTGACCCGCAACCGGGTGTTTGCGATCCAGCGGCAGATCGGCACCCGCAGCGTCGACGAGCTGCGCGAGCTCGACGACCTGGAGCCCCTCCCCGACGGCCAGGGGGCCGACTACACCCCCCTCGGCAAGGCCAAGGAGCCGGCCGACGGTGACGCCGGCCAGGGTGCGGGCGGCGACGTGATCAAGCTGCCCGCACGGCGGTAGCGGACACCGCTTGGCCCCGGCGGCCACCACTGCACCAGCCGGGGCCGGAACGGTCCAGCGCTAGCGGGCATCCTCGACGGGCGCATGACCACCGTAGGGCGCGACCCCGGGTGCGAAGCCTGGTCCCGCCTCCCGAGGAAGGGCGGCGGCGTGCTGCCGCGCCAGCGCACGCAGTGTCGCACAACAGCTGCTGGCCGCCGTACGCCAGCGAGGGCGCACCCGCCCAAGGAGGAGAGCAGATGGCTGCAGTCGAGCGGCGGCTCACCATGGTGGTCGTCGAGGTCCGCGAGCGCGGCGGCAAGCGCAAGATCGGCGGCTACGCCGCCATGTTCAACCGCCTCAGCCAGAACCTGGGCGGGTTCGTGGAGCAGGTGGACCCGGCCGCGTTCAACAAGAGCCGCGGGGACGGCTGGCCTGACGTCCTGGCGCGCTACAACCACGACGACAACATGCTGCTGGGCACCGTCGGCGGGAACACCCTGCGCCTGTCGGTGGACGGCACCGGCCTGCTGTACGAGGTCGACCCGCCCTCCAGCCGCGGTGACGTGGTCGAGCTGGTCGAGCGCGGCGACGTGCGCAAGTCGTCGTTCGCGTTCCGGGTGTTCCCCGACGGCGAGGACTGGTCGCTCACCGACCAGGGGTTCCCGCTGCGGACCTTGAAGAGCGTCCAGCTGGTCGACGTCGCCCCCGTGAACCTGCCTGCCTACCCCGACACCACCGCGGGCGCGCGGGCGCTGGTCGACCCCGCCATCGCGCTGCGAGGGCTGGCCGCCAAGGCCGAGGCCGGGCTGGACGAGGTCACCGCCGCCGCCGAAGCCGGCGAGCTCCACCGGTTCCTCCAGCCGGCTGGCCCGGACCGGCCGGTGCCCAAACCCAAGCCGCGCCTGTTCGGGCCCTCGGCGGTGCTGGCGCTCCAGACCCGCAAGGAAGACCCCTGGGGGGAGCTCTAACCACCCTGGCGGCAGGGCGCCACCCACCGCCAAAGGCCCCGAGCTTCCACTCCATCCGTCTACGCCACCGGCTGCTGGCAGGGCGCCACCCACCAGCACCGGCTGGCCCGACCCGTCCCGCCCCCCGATGGGGCATGCGGCAGGGCGCCACCCACCGCGCACCGACAAGCCCCCCGAAGGAGGGCTGGCTGATGGCGAGCGAACTCGCCAAGAGCCTGCGCGACCGGCGCCTCAACGTCTGGGAGCAGGCCAACGGCATCGCGACAAAGGCCGCGGAGGAGAACCGCGCCTTCACCGCGGAGGAGCAGGGCACCTGGGAAGGCTTGAACGAGGAGCTCGACACCCTCGACAAGCGCATCAAGGCGGTCCTGGAGCAGGAGGACCGCGCCAAGCAGGCCGACGAGGCGTTCAACCGCATCCACGGCCAGCCCGTCGAGAAGGGCAAGGCCCCCGAGACCAAGACCACCGGCGAGCTGCGCGCGTTCCTGCGCGGCGACGCGGGCGCGCCCCGCTACTTCGACGTCAGGCCCGAGGGGCCGGTCCAGTTCCGTGTCCTGTCGAGCCTCACCACTGGCGCGGGCGGCAACACCGTGCCCACCGACTTCTACAGCCGGCTGATGGCGCACCTGATCGAGACGTCGGGGATCATGCAGACCAGCCCGACGGTCCTGAACACCTCGTCGGGGGAGCCGCTGCAGGTCCCCAAGACGACCGCGCACTCCACCGCGGCGCTCACCGCGCAGACGGGCTCCCTGCCGGTCTCGGACCCCGCGTTCGGGATGACGACCCTCGGGTCGTTCAAGTACGGCCTGCTGATCCAGGTGTCCCGGGAGCTCGTCGACGACACCGGCGTGGACTTGGAGGGCTACCTGGCGATGCAGGCGGGCCGGTCGCTCGGCAACGCCTTCGGCGCCGACCTGGTCACCGGCACCGGCGCGTCCAAGCCGGCGGGGCTGCTCACCTCGGCGTCCAACTCGGTCACCGGCGCCACCACCGGCGTGTCCGGCCGGCCCGTCTACGACGACCTGGTCGACCTGTTCTACTCGGTGATCGCGCCCTACCGGTCGTCCAGGAGCTGCTTCTGGCTCATGCGGGACTCCAACGTGGGGATCCTCCGCAAGATCAAGGACACCACCGGCCAGCCGATCTGGCAGCCGTCGATGCAGCTCGGCGCGCCGGACCTGCTGCTCGGCAAGCCGATCGCCAACGACCCGTTCATGCCGGCGCAGGCCACCGGCGCCAGGACGATGGCGTTCGGGGACTTCTCGCAGTTCTTCGTCCGGATGGCCGGCGGGATCCGGTTCGAGCGAAGCGACGACTTCGCGTTCGGGACCGATTTGGTGTCCTTTAGGGCGATTCTTCGCGGTGATGGTGCTTTGGTCGACTTGACCGGAGCTGTCAAAACGTTCGTAGGTGCCCTTACCTGACATAGCGGGCTAAAGGCCCGCAACCGGACACACTGGTACAATGGTGGAGCCGGGGAGTGCTACCTCCCCGGCTCCGGCCACCACCCTGCGGAAGAGGGCGACGACCATGGCCAAGCGTAGTCGGTGCGCATGGTGTGCGACTGAGTTCACCGCGTACAAGTCAACCCACAGGTTCTGCTCGCGGAAGTGTCGCGAGAAGGGCTGCTACCGCGAGCGGGTCGGCTGGCCGGCCCCCATCCCGTGCAGCTGGTGCGGCAAGCGCTTCGACCCGATGACCAACAAGCGCGGCACGCAGTACCGGTTCTGTAGCGACTTCTGCCGCAGCAAGGCACCGACGCTGACCGCGTACAACGTCACAGGCGCGCGACTGTTCAAGATGCTGGCCGGTCAAGGGGGACACTGCGCCGCAGATTGCGGCACCGCGATCTCTCTGATGGTGAGCCGCGGAGACCCGGCAGCGGCGCATGTCGACCACGACCACGGCTGTTGCCCTGGAGGGGCTCGATCATGCGGCCGGTGCATCCGTGGCCTCATGTGCCCGCCCTGTAATCAGGCGCTCGGGTGGCTAGAGGCGGGACCAGTGGATTCGCTGGATAGGTGCATCGGGATTGCGGCATATCTCCTGCGGAGCACCGACGTCCTCGCCGCGCTCAAGACTTCGTAAAACGGGAAGGCGGGGCCGGGTTCGGTCCTCCCAGGCTTGCCTGGTCGCGCCTTCCCCACAAGCCTGGGAGGGCATATGCGACGTGACCACTGCGGCGGCTGCGGCTCGGCCGACCTGGGAGTCTTCCTCGACCTTGGCGCGACCCCCCTGGCCGACCGGTTCCCCGCCACGGCGGACGAGCCCGAGCCGACGTTCCCGCTCGCGGTGGCGGTGTGCACCGTGTGCTGGCTCGTCCAGCTCACCGAGGTCGTCCCCGACGAGGTCCTCTGGGCGGACTACGGGTTCTACAGCGGGGCGTCGCCGGGGAAGGCCGCCGCGCACAAGGCCTATGCCGGGTGGGCGCTGGCCGAGTTCGGTGGGCAGGCGCGGCGGCTGACGGTGGAGGTCGGCTGCAACGACGGCGACCTCCTCCGCCACTTCCAGGCGGCCGGCTGCAAGGTGGTCGGGATTGACCCGGCTGAGGGGCCGGCGGAAGCGGCCCGTACCACCTACGGCCTCTGTGTGCTCAGCCGAGCGTTCGGCCGTGCCGCCGCCGGATGGATCGCTGAGCACCACGGCCCGGCGGGGCTTGTCATCGCCAACCATGTCGCCGCGCACGCCGCCGACCCGCACGGCTTCTTCGCCGGGGTCGCGGAGCTGCTCGCGCCCGACGGGGTCGCGCTGGTCGAGGTGCAGTACCTGCCCGACCTGCTGGCCGGGAACCAGTTCGACCACGTCTATCACGAGCACCGGTTCTTCTACTCGGTCGGGTCGCTGTCCCGTGTCGCCGCTGAGCATGGCCTGCGGGTAGCGCAGGTCATCCGGTCTGGCCAGCAGGGCGGGAGCCTGCGGCTCGTGCTCCTGCGCGGCCATGACCTCGCCGAGCATGGCAGCGTCGGCTACGAACGCGGCCGCCTCGGGCTCGAGGGCATGGCCCCCTACGAGAGCTTCCAGGGCCGGGTCGACTACATCCGGGGCCGGCTCGTCAGCCTCATCCACGACGAGCGCACGGCCGGCCACCGCCTGGCCGGCTACGGCGCGACCGCGAAGTCGGCCACGCTGCTGAACACCTGCGGCATCGGGGCCAGCCTGCTCGAGTACGTCGAGGACACGACCCCGTACAAGATCGGCCGGGTGACCCCGGGCACCCACATCCCGGTCGTCGCCCCGGGCGATCGGGACCGGCCGGACACGTTCCTGCTGCTGCTCTGGAATGACCTGGCGGGGGTGCTGCGCCGCGAGCGGGCGTTCCTGGACGCCGGCGGCCGGTTCCTCGTCCCCATCCCGGTCCCGGTGCTCATCTGATGCGCGCCCTCATCACGGGAGTCTGCGGCCAGGACGGCTCCTACCTCGCCGAGCAGCTCGCCGCCGACGGCCACGAGGTGTGGGGGACGGTCCGCGGGCAGGCCAACCCCCGCCGCGCCTGGATCGGGGGCCTCGTCCCCGAGTTACGGCTGGTCGACGCGGACCTGCTCGACCCGTCGTCGCTGCTGGACGCCCTCAAGGTGAGCGAGCCGGAGGTGGTGTTCAACCTCGGCGCGGTCACCTACGTCGGCATGTCGTGGCAGCAGCCGACGCTGATGACCGAGGTCACCGGCCTTGGTGTCCTGCGCCTCCTGGAAGCCATCCGGGTGGTGGACCCGGGGATCCGGCTGGTGCAGGCGTCCTCGAGCGAGATGTTCGGGCAGGCGCGGGAGGTCCCCCAGACCGAGACCACCCCGTTCGCGCCCCGCTCGCCCTACGGCGTGGCGAAGGTGTTCGCCCACCACACCACCGTCAACTACCGCGAGAGCTACGGCCTGCACGCCTCCACAGTCATCATGCACAACCACGAGAGTCCCCGGCGTGGCGCGGAGTTCGTCACCCGCAAGGTGTCGATGGCCGCGGCCAGGGTCGCGCGGGGGGAGCAGGCCGAGCTGCGGCTGGGGAACCTGGACACGTGGCGGGACTGGGGCTGGGCGCCCGACTTCATGCGGGCGCTGCCGCTGGCCGCCGCCCGTGACGCGCCCGGGGACTACCTGCTGGCGACCGGGGAGGCCCACCCGGTGCGGGAGCTGTGCCGGGAGGCGTTCGCGGCGGCTGGGCTCGACTGGCTCGACTGGGTCCGCCAGGACCCGGCGCTGTACCGCCCCGCGGACGTGAACCTGCTCCAGGGCGACCCGGCGAAGGCGCGGGAGGTCCTCGGCTGGGAGGCGGCCGTCACGTTCGGCGAGGTCGTGCGGCGACTCGTCGCCCACGACCTGGGGCAGGCGGCGGCGTGACCGGCCAGCCCGCACTGACCGTCCTGCTCTGTAGTCACATGAAGGCGCCGACGCTCCCGGCCGCCATCGAGAGCGTCCTGGCCCAGACCCGCCAGGACTTCCAGCTGCTGGTGGTGGACTCGGGCCGGTGGCGCGGCCAGCCCGGGCCTGCCTCCAAGCAGATGGCGAAGGTCCACCGCAGCTACTCGGGCCACCCGCTGGTCGAGTGGACGTTCACCGGCGAGGGCCCGGGCCTGCGGGAGCGCACATGCCCGGTCGGGTGGGCGACCAACCAGGCGATCCGGCAGGGCCTGGTCCGTGGCATGTACATGTGCACGTTCTACGACGACGACCGGTACCTCCCCGGGTTCGTGGAGCGGATGGCCGGCTACCTCGACACCCACCCGCAGGCGGGCGCGGTGTGGTGCACCGAGCTGCTGGCCACCCTGGCAGCCGACGGGACCGAGACCTTGGTCGCGACCCGCCCGGCCACCGAGACCAGGTACGGCGCGAGCTTCGACTGCCGCGTCGACGGCGCCCAGGTCATGTGGCGCACCAGCCTCCTGGACGTGATCGGGGACCCGTGGCTGCCCGAGGACCCGGGCTCCTGCTACCACTCCGACGGGGTGTTCCTGGACAAGCTCGGCAGCGTCTGCGGCGCCGTCCCCCCGGTCGCCGAGCCGCTGGTCGTGCACCGCTTCACCCGCCTGTCGGCCTACACGCCGCTGGCGGCAATCGCCAACGAGGGGCTGCAGCATGTGTGAGGAACGGTCGGAATGGGTCTGGCAGAACGCGGGCGTCTCGCCACCGTCGACCTACAACGTGACCGTGGAGGAGAACCCGGAGGTGGGCAGGCTCCACGGCCCCGACGGGCAGCTCATCAAGATCGTCCGCGCCAAGCCTGAGCACCCGGCCGGGTTCCAGCCGGGCCGGCCGGCGTGAAGGTCCTGGCGTTCCACGACAACTCGGCGTGCGGGTACCACCGCATCCGCCAGCCCCTCGGGGAGCTGGCCAAGCATGGCCACGACGTCCGGGTCGTCTACGGCAACGCCGACCCCGACCCTGACACCGACGTGGTCGTCGGGGAGCGCCTGGACCACCCCGACGTGCTGGGCACGTGGCGGCGGTGGAAGCCCCGCCACCGGCTGGTCTACGAGGTCGACGACGACGTGTACTCGGTCGACAGGGCCAACTGGCTCGCCCACCGCGTGTACCGCTGGCAAGTCCCGGTCGAGGTGACCCGCCATGTCGCCCAGGTCGCCGACCTGGTCACCTGCTCCACGCCCTACCTTGCCGAGGTGCAGGCCCGCGAGACCGGCCACGCCAACATCGTGGTGCTGCCCAACTACCTCGACGAGGCCGTCTTCGACGTCGTGCGGCCCCGGCGGGAGCGGCTGGTGGTCGGCTGGGCCGGTGGCGCCAGCTACCTGCGGGAGGTGAGTATGGTCGCGCGGCCCCTGGCGCGGTTCTTCGCCCGCAACCCGCACGCCGAGTTCCACATGGTCGGCCAGGACTTCCGCGGCGTGCTCCCCTTCGCCTGCCGCTGGACCGACTGGCTGCCCGACGTCTTGGACTACTACCGCGCGCTGGACTTCGACATCGCGGTCGCGCCGGTCGCCGACACCGAGTTCAACCGGTCCCGGTCGAACGTGAAGGTGCTCGCCTACGCCGCGCTGGGGATCCCGGTGGTGGCGTCGGACGCCGAGTGCTTCCGGGACTTCGTCCTGGACGGGGTGACGGGGTTCCTGGTCCGCCGTGAGCACGAGTGGGGCCGTCGCCTGTACCAGCTCGCCAGTGACGCGGCGATGCGCGCGGAGATGGGCGCCAAGGCGCGCGAGCACGCCCGCGGCTGGACGATCCAGGCCAACTGGTGGCGGTGGGAGCAGGCATACCAGTCGATCCTGCAAGGAGGCCCGCGTTGAAGGTGAAAATGACCGTCTCGATCTCCGGGACCCGCGGGGGTGTGGACTGGCCCCCGGCCGGGTCGGTCGTCGAGGTCAGTGACACCGAGGGCGCGCAGCTGTGCGCGGGGCAGCTCGCCGTCCCCGTCGCCGACCCCGACGAGGGCGTGGAGAAGGCGGTCGCGCCCAAGGCGGAGGAGCGTGGCCCGCTCACCACCGAGAAGGGCCC